AGTAGATTCTTCATTTACATAATAGGTTCCTGCAGTAACTTCTTTGCCACCAGTTGTCCAGTTAAGAGAGTTGCTATTAGTAGTAGTATTAGCTAAGCCAGAATCAGCGCCTGAAGCTGCATACTTGTCTGCGCCTGCCATAATAGCCCAAAGAGCCTCTTCTACTGCTCCATGCTCACCGCTACTATAGTAAGGTCGTACATAAGTACTAAAAGACCATTCAGCAGGTGCCAAAGAGTCAGTAAAAAGTCGACGACCACGACGGCTAATACCATCCGCGCCTTGCATTTCTGAAAGAGTAATATCCGATGTATTGGTAGACTGCGAAAAACTAAATCCGTCCAATACAGGGATTTCCCATACTTTATTATCGAACTCTACATAGAGTTTCGAGTCTCTGCTAAAGTATAATTGTTGTGCCATAGTTTATCTCCTATGAACTTTGAAAAGAAATGAACGTGAATCCTTTGATTCGTGTCACTCGTTTCTAGTATCGAACCTCTATAAGAACTTCCGCCACTCCTAGAGGATCTAATACACCTTCATCAGTATCAATACTAATGATTGTGATTTGTTGTGTTTGTTGTTCTAGCCCCATTCTATCATAGTAAGTGAAGCTACTATTTTCTTCAAGTACAGTCTCTACATCTTCTAAAAGCTCATCTAAAGCTTCGACTGAATCTTCTTGATTTACATAACATCTAATTGTTAAATTTAAAAATCTATCTTTATATCCACCACCTTGATATTGTCGAGTTTCAGAACCGGCATTGATATGTACTGCAGGAAATTCTTCAACTTCATCCCAAAATTTAAGACGAGGACTTACTTCAGCAACTGCTGTATGATAAACACCCCTACCATCAATTAAAGCAAGTTTATCTGCTAGTGCTTTTGTAATAGCGGCTCTTCGGCTAGTATAATTTCGTTCTATCCCCACTATACTCTCCTAGTATAAAATCTTCCAATTGCCATTTGAGCAGCAATTTCTCGAATTGATGCATCTATTAATCTTCTAGGGTCTCTCTCCGGAGTAGCCCAAGGGGCTCTTCCTCTACCCATTTCAAAAACTTCATAAGGTTGTCTTTCGTAAGTATACCCAAAACTAGCAAAACCTTTTCGAGTCATTGTAACATCAGTCAATCTAACACTTCTTAAAAATCTACCTGTTCTATTCTCAAGAGTAGGGGCATTCATATTTTTTTCTAGTGTTTCGGGCAATTTCTGATTAATCATTGCCATTATAGAAAACATACTCTGCGACTGCTTGTTATTTTTTTCGGCTCTTAACTCTTTCTTTTTTACTGGGAAAGGAACTCGTGGCCCCTTTTTAATTTTAGGTTTTACTGCTTTGTGCCCTTTACTTTTTCCACCTTTAATACTTAAATTTTCAGTTTTTACTTTTAAAGACTTTTTACTTTTAAAAGGCTTTAGTATCTTTTTTGCATTTTTCTTTCTATTTGCTTCTACTATACTATCAGAGCCTTTTAAGTTTGGAACATCTAATCTTTCTAAAGCTTTTTTTAAATCTGATAAAAGTTTTTTCTCTTCTCCGCCCCCTGCTATTGCATTTAACACTTGGCTTCGAATTGTGACTGTCACTCTCTCAGATTTAGGATCTTTTATAACTTCCAATATAGCTCCGAGCCCTAACTGCTTTATAAGAGCTTGCTGCTTTGGCCCTAGACTTCTATTCCCAAAAGTTTCTGCTAAAGCTCTATGTACTACATCATTTATAAAATGTTCGACATTACTGCCCTCAACGTGCTCTAGGTTAAATGCTTGTCCTGACTTTTTAATTTCTCTGGTTTCTTTGGGATTAGAACTACTTTGTCGAGTCAGCATTTTTTTATTTAACTTAACTAATACTGCTTGATAAAAATTTTCTAAGTGATCTTTATATATTCTATAAATTTTTCCGTAATTATCTCTTCCCGCATTCTTGCCTGAAGTTCGTTCTAAAACTGTTACAGATACTCCTCCTCGAGGCTCTGTTATATTAACTAGTATATCGTCTTCTTTTGCTTGGGCTGCGAAAGCTTTTCGTAAATTTTTTGTAAGTTCTGTAATTTCTGGAGATATGAGTTTAATTGCTTCTCTAATCTCCTCCGTTTGTCCTTTGTACTCGTTGCTTCTGTTTAAAAGATCTTTTATAGTTTGTCGAATAGTTGTAGAACTGTATACAAAATCATGGGTTTTAAGATTGCCCGTAGCAGTCCTCCAAGCGTCTGAGGCGCCTCTTGTTGTTAATTCAGTTTGTAGTTTCTCTAAAAATGCTTTTAAATTACTACTTGCCATTAAAAGTTTTTATAAAGGTCAAGAACGCGTTTAATATGGTCAGGAAATGCCACGTTATTACGCTGACTTGAACTTGCTTGATTCTGGATACTAGCGCCAGCAATAGACCGTCGCTCTTTGTGCTCATCTTTCAAGTAGTATGTAATTAAATCAAATACTGCAAGTCTCAAATCTGCAGGAACACTCGCGTATCCAGCAGTATAAGTTACACGAACTGCGCCTGGGCCACGAGCCCAGTGCTTGTAATTACCTCCAGTAGTACGAATAATACTATCTGTTGCACTGTCTAAATAGTATTCATGATCTGTAGTAGTAAGAGTCTCATAAGCAGCACTATATGAATTTCTTTCCTCTACGGATACGATTGTATTTACAGGGCTTTCTGTAAGTTGTACAATATGGGTAGCCCAGTCTACATTAATAACATCTACTTTATTTGTGCTGTAGTAATCTACAAAAGTATTTCCACAATAAGTTTTTACTAATTGACTTACGGACGGAATAATTTTATTCAGCTGCTCGTCATTTTTAGGGGTATTAACCCCTTCAGCAGCTTTATATTCTACAAGTGTAACTAAATCTGTCATAAGCTAATTAGTAAAAACTTGGGGAGGCGAACCTCCCCAGTTTATGATAGTTGCTATTAAGCAACAAAGTCGATCTTAACTGAAGGCTCAGCGCCGGTAACACCAGCGGTGATTTCTTCAAAACCGAGTGACTGTGAAGCAACCAACACACGACGCTGGTTCATTACTTCATAGTCTTGCTCTACTGATACACCACGGAGTCGTGGTACAACGTAGTTGCGAGTATTAACTGCGAATGCTGCAGGTGCGCCAGCTGCTTCTGCTGGGAACTCCTCAGATACGATTACGGGCGAACCGTATACCGCACCGATAGTACCAACAACACGTGCCGCGAGGTCTGAACCTACTTCATCCAGAGTCTGGAAGTTAGCATCGTTCAACAGATCGAAGTAGCTGTTCTGGCTTACGATGTATGCAACATCAGAAGGCATCAAGCCATACTTGCCCATCTGCTCACGAGCGGCAAGAAGCTTAGCAGCAGTCAAACGCTCTGCATCAGAAATGTCAAGAGTGTCTGAGTTAGCAACTGCGTAGCCGTCAAGACCCGTAATTGAACCAGAGCCGTTGATGATTGCATCTTCTACTGCACGACCGTGTGCACGAGCTACTGACTCAACAAGCATAGGCATCAAATTAATAAGTACCTGCTCGTCTACGTCATTGTCCATAAAGGTGCTAGAAACCAAACGATACGCGTTCAGTGTTACCTGCTTCGCGTTGTACTGGTTAGCAGTTACCTGTACGCGGTTTTCCAAGTTACCAGCAGTTGCTGAGGTTGCAAAAGCAGCCTTACCAGCATCCGTCTGGATGGGCAGTACAGTTGCACCACCGTTAACAGGAATCTCACGGAACAAGCGAGCTACTTTCAGCTCATGCATGATTTCCTTCTCGATCTGAGCAGAGACTTCTTGATCGATATCAGCAGCGTTTGCAGCATAGTTGATACCAGCCTTCTCTTGAATATCACGAGCAAAGTCAGTGTCCCAACCCTTTCGAGTCATAACACCCAACATATGGGCTGCCATGAAGTCCTGGCCCCACTTAGAAATGTCTGCCTTTTCTGCACGATCAGCGAATACACGCTTAGACTCACGCATTTTAGAGATTTCATCAGACTTCTCTTCAAGCTCTTTCTTGTACTGGGCAAGAGTCTCTTCCATGCTCGCATTGCGATCATTCAACTGTTTTTGTACGTCAGCAAGCAACTGCTCAGTACCAGATTCGATACCAGTGCGAATGCTCTGCTTAACTTCTTCTTCCTGCTGAGCTTTAGCTTCGGCTTCTGCCTGAGCTTTTTCAGCAGCTTCTTGGGCAGCCTTCTCTTCGGCAGCCTTTGACTCAGCTTGCTTCATAGCGATCTTAGCAGCAGTCTCCTCTGCTACTTTCTTCGCAAAAGCTTCCAAGTCGATTTCGGGAGTTTTTACTTCTTCCGACATTTTGATCTCCTCTTTCGCGGAAATTTCCGCTTCGTCCGGTGTGTCACTAGCTACCGATGAATTTTCATCCTTAGCCAGA